GAAAGCCCCTGTTTATCGGGGTTAACCCTACACAATAACGGAAAATTAATGTTATTATTGTGCATAAATGGAAAATGGTATAGCTATAGATACGTTGCATGCCCAGCTTCTGGAGCTTTCGAGGCGTGAAGAGTACGGCTTCGATATGCTGAGGTGTCAGGACTGGGGCAAGGCGAATTCGGAAAAGTACAACAAGATGAAGTCCTCCTTCATCAGGTCGATGAGGATGCTTGCGAAGAAGGCTCCGGTGAAGTACTACGGAGGTTCGTACTACATGTTCAACGGAAAGATATACGAGGTGGTTCCGAAGATAGTCCTGGAACAGGCCTACCAGCTGTTGCTTCTCGACCTGACAATGGCTCCGATGCTCGGAATCAGCACGGTGATGAACAAGTCGTTCATTGACGTGATAGAGTGCTATAATATCCTGAGACCGACCTTTGATATCGTCGCATTCGCCAACGGAGTGGTTGACTTCGGAAGCGGATTGCAGTATCCGAGGGTAATGCCATTCTCTCCCGAGTACCACGTCACGTACTATCATCCCTACGACTACAATCCGAAGGCGAGGTGTGACAGGTGGCTGAACTTCATTCATGAGGTTCTTCCTGACAAGACATCGAGGATGATCCTACAGATGTTCCTCGGACTGGGACTGATACAGAGAGGTACGGCGTACAATCCGTACGAGGGAAAGGAGTCGTCGAAGGTTGAACTCTGCCTTCTCCTTATAGGTACGGGAGCCAACGGAAAGAGTGTCATCTTCGACGTTGCCTGCAACATATTCGGAAAGGACAGGATAAGCAAGATGGACTACGCTGACCTCACTGCCGACGGAGACGAAGGAATGAGGGGAAGGTATCCTATCAGGAACGCCATCTTCAACTGGTCTTCCGATTCTGATCCGAAGAAGTTCGGAAAGAAGAACACCGGAATGTTCAAGAGACTCGTGAGCGGCGAGCCTGTCCCGATGAGAAAGCTCGGAAAGGATATCCTTGAGGGAAACTCAATCCCCTACCTCATCTTCAACCTCAACGAGCTTCCGTTCCCCGATGATGCATCGCTCGGATTCATCAGGCGCTTGCAGTACGTGAGCTTCGACGTGACAATCTCCAAGGAGAGGCAGGACCCGGAGCTGGCGAGCAAGATCATCCGTGAGGAGCTGAGCGGAGTGTTCAACTGGATATTCCGTGGTGCGATGGAGTTGAGAAAGAGGAAGTACCGGTTCCCTGCGGCTGAGGGAAGCAGGAGACAGCTGCTCATCTCCCTTCTCGGAAGCAATCCTGTCTATGCCTGGATAAGGGCGTACGGAATGAGGTACAGCCCCGAGGCGAGGGGCGAGATTTCGGAGTGGCTCCTTGCGAAAGACCTTTATGAGAGGTTCGTGGAGTTCTGCAAGGCCAACGATGTCGAGGATAGGGAAATCCCTACCATCCAGAAGTTCGGAAGGGACATGAGCGAGAAGTACCGGTTCTTCAAGAAGAGGTCGCAGGGCGGAATGACCTATCAGGTGTACGGCGCGCAGATGATTGACCTGAAGCAGGAGCTTCTCATCAATGACGTGAAGAATAAATTGCGTGGTGAGGAGGACATTAAGCAGCCGGAGAGCTTCATTCAGCCTGATGATTAACGGTTATAAAACAGATTTCTATGATAGACAAGGAATATATCAAGGAAATTATCTCCTGTATCACGAAGAAGAAGGCTGACGGGAATATTGTTCCGGCCACTGCTTCGATGAGCGAGATTATGACTGCTGTTCGCGAGGATGCCCTGGAGTGCATGAGGACCATGTGCAACGAGAGGGAGATCGCAGTGAACAGAACGTTGAATAGTGTTTCATTTAAATGTTTGTAGCTTATGGGTAAAGAAATTGATTTTCACGTTTGTGATGTCTTCTTTGATGGTGACAGAACTCGATGTCTGATTCCCCATGGCGACGGAATCAGGAAAACCACAGAGCGGCTCAATGACGAGTGGCTTAAGAAGATGTGGAAGGCTTCTGATGATGACTTTCTCGTATTCAGGTTTGAACAGATACGTAGAAAGTTCGAGAATGCGGACGGGATATGGCCTTATATGGGAAGTCATTTAGATAAAATCTGCGAATTGGTATGAGAAGACATCACAATCCGAACAAGGTTCCGCCGTTCAAGCCGGATCCTGAGCATTGGACCAGGAAGGTTCATTCATGGAAGGCGAAGGTTGCATACGAGACTGAGGATGATGCTTGGGAGTTTCTGAATCAAAATCCGAAGTTAAAGGCACTTGGTTGGCATCCTTACTTATGCAAGGTTTGTTCAAAGTGGCATATTGGTAGATTACATAATAAATAGTTGAGATATGGAAATTAGAGTTAGCGTTTTAGGAAAGGTCGCATACAAAGGAAACGAAACTAGGGAGGATGCAGAAAAAGTCGAACTATATCCATTTGGAGAAGGAGTGTATGCGGTAATGGATGGAGAAAATTTCGTTGCGTTAAGAGTCGTATCTGGCAAAAAACACAGCGATAAAAAAGGTGATTATTACGCACGCGTAGATAATTACTGGGGGGATGGGAAAATCTCAAACTCTGCAACTATCATAGAGCATGAAGAAAGGTTGAAGGATTATATCGACAAGTGTTTCGGTCGTCTTGAAGCTATTGTTAAAAAAAACAACGATTGTATCAGTAGTGTAAGTGAAGAACTTGATGGTTTTATAAGTAATTCTCAGGATGATTTTTGCTCTATTGAGAAATCTCTTGAAAGAATAGAGAAAGATGGTGTTGGTAGTGGAAAAGGTATCAGCGAGAAGACATTATTGTCTGCTATCGAGATTGTGTCAAAACAGAAATAGTTAAGAATATGAAGAAGAAAGGATATTACGAATACGAAAACGGAATCTACCCTTTGAAACTTTGGGTACACATCGGTAAAGACTTGAAAGAACTGATAGATTTCTGTTTTGACAAATGCAAGGCTCCCGATATTGATTACGGCGGCGTTACGTATGCCGATGCTATCAGGAAGAGCGACAGAAGGTGCGGCGTTCTTGTATCGTTTCCGTGTCAGAAGGTTATGTCGATGAACTACTGCTGCCATGAAGCTTCTCACGTCTGCGATGCCATCGAGGAATATACTGACTTGGAACACGGCGGCGAGCCTTCTGCCTACTTGATTGGTTGGATTGCGTCTTGCATCAACAAGGCTCGTTTGGGAATCGGAGATTTTATTGAGATTGAGAATGATGAAACTAATTAGCAAAGAAGAAGTGAAGAAAAACCATAAGGACATTCTTGGTTTGGATTTGTTGTTTGCGGAGAATTTTCCTCCATATAGTAGATTTTTGGAAAAATGTTTAAATACTAAAAATACATCATGTACGTCGGCATCTGTGGCTACGTGCATACAAAAGGAGAATAGCTTATGATTGAGAAAGAAGATATTAAGGTTGGGTTGCGATTTTACATCACACGAAATGATTGTTTAAAATGCAATTTTGACCCGATAGGTATTCAGGGCGGCAGCACCCCTATTCTGTTCAATGCCGAGAGAAAGGATGCTGATGTTTATATATGTACATCTGTTAGCACAGACTACAAGTATTTCGCTCGTTTTCGCGAGGAAGATATTATGATGTTTGGTACAAAGTACGATATAGTAGCACCAGTTGCCGATAATCATAAAATAGATATAAATTCCGACATTGAAATGCATGGAAATATTCTCAATAACTTGCATGATACATACATCAAGAAAAATCGTGATTATGGGAATGCTTTTTCCGAAATGTATGATGAGCTTGGTATCAACTACGGCTACGGAAAGATACGAGAGAAAGTGAATCGCATCAAGACGTTGAAGGATAATGAGGCGCAAGTCGCTAATGAGCCATTGGAAGATGCTCTTCTTGACTGCGCTAACTATTGTATCTTGACTTTGATGGAATATCAAAAACGTAAGGAACATGGAACAGACTGATTACACGTGCAAGGATTGCGTATTGTTGAATGATGAAGATTTTGAGTTCCCATATTGCATGGGCAAAAACTCATATACATACGTAAATCCTGACGATGATGCTTGCGGAGACATTATTCCGCTGGTATATACGTGCAAGGATTGTTTCTTCTTTAAGGATGGAACTTGTAATAACCCTAATGAGATTAGGTTTACTTCTGAGGAGAGTCCATCTTGCACAGATTTCGAGTATAAGGAAATAAAAGTTGAACTTTAAAATATTGTTATCATGGCATTACCATTTGGAAAGACTATCAAGACAAGACACTTCACCGTGCTGAAGTTCAGCAAGAGCTTGTCAAAGAAAGAAGTTGCTTCACTCAGAGAGGATATCCCTGCTGAGATCAAGAAGCATTTACAGAGAGGCTCGCTGCCTTTCATCAAGATTGCGAACATTGCCGGCACATGGGGTATTGAATACTCTATCGGCACATCCATGTACGCTGCGCTCGATGAATGTGTTCCTGTGGCTGTAGGGGACCATTATGAGTTCTCCAAGGATGATGGAAACATCATCGAGGCATTTGCCCAGCTTATGTATGCGGATACATCGTTGCCTGGCGATGCAGAATACACGGCAGGTAAGTTGAAGCTTCGCGACGAGTATCTTGCTCGTGAGGCTGCGAGGATGAATGCTGCTGCCGACGAGGGCAAGACTGAAGAGCAGCTTCGCAAGGAGAGCGATGATGCCGTACAGGAAGTCATCGACCGCGATAAGCACGCCGAGACTATTCTTGAGATGGCAGAACAGATTAAGAAGGAAGGAGGCAAGGATGAGTGATAAATTACTTGAGGTCGTTCAAGACCATACTTCCCTGGTACAGGCGCTCCAATTCATTTTGGAGGCCGCAGAGACGAAGAAACTGCCATCATACGGCGTTCTTCCTACGTTTAATGACGATATGCTTGAAGATCAGGTGCGAATTGCACTTGAACTCATCACAGGAGAGAAGTATCCCTGATTGAGTTTATATTTTTCTTCTACTTTCATAATATAAAAGTGAGGGGTGATATCTGTGAAGACACCACCCCTCGTAACCAATTAAACAGAATTACGAACAGCAGAACGAATCTGTGAACGTATATCTGCCTGCAAAGGTACTTGGTTTTGCAGAAATTCTAGTAAAACAAAGTTACTTTAACACGAATTTAACTATTTCTTCTTTTGGAATGTCGCCTGACCATTTTTGAAGATAATGCAGTCATCGCAGCATCGAGGCATTGACAGAGGAATGTAGTAATGGACCACATTATTTTCTGTATCAATTTCGTCCTGCTTAATCTTGTTATAGTCGGCGATGGATGCAACTATCTTGAGCCACTCAGGTGATCCATACTTGGCTTTTCGCTGAGCCAATACCAGGTCTTTGAGAATTTGCTCCTTGGAGGTAGCTTTCGCTAACTCTTCAGGAGAAAGCTCTTCAGCGTCCTCGTTCTTCGCTTTCTTACCCTGCACCTCTGCGATTCTCTTCTGAACAGACTCCTGGGCTTCGAGCTTGTTCATCTCGTTTTCGAGGAATGATTTCTCCCACACACCTATTCCTTCTCCCTGAAATGCGATGGCCCAGCTGTCACGAACAGACATACCTGAACCACGGAGACTGGCGTAGATGTAATAGCGAGGGTCTTTCATCTTGAGAGCCTTCGCCTTCTTGTACGTATCGACGGATAACGTGTATCCTTTTGTTTCTTCAATCATAATCTTATTTCTTTTTATTATCCTTGAATGCAAATACTGTATAGCAACAACACGAAACGTGAAATGGAGGATATGGGTCTTTGAAAGAATGGATGCCAGCGTCGGCTTCATTTTGACAAATGTCGCACGGATAACTACTTCCTCTCTTGACGTAGAACCCGATAGCCTTGTTCTCCTGCCCATACTCCTGCTCTGCCTGTCCCCACGCCAAAGCAATCACTTGAGAAGCATTTCTTACGATATTCTGATAGGCGTTCTTGTAGTAGCCCTTTCCGTAAGAAGGAACATCGATGTTGATGTCCTTTCTCTTCGCCTTGGTGATGACTGATGTGTGGTATGGGTCCTTGTAGCCGGTTCGGATGGAAGACAGGAGCTGCTGGTCAGAATATCCCATCAAGGTTCCTGCCTTGATCATCCTTACAATATCTTCCGCAAAGTTTCCGAGATATACGGCGTTTCTTTCAGATGTCGTCTTTCCGTAGATGTCGCTAACGAGAAATGATTCTATGTTCTCGCTGTTAATCCCGAGAATCTTGCATGAAGCCTTGGAGTAGGCAGAGATGTAGCTATTGATACTCTCCTCTGCCTCAGCAGTAATATTCTTGGCGTAAGAGAGCAGGGCTGACTCGTTTGTGAGCCTGCCCGCACCTCTGTATCGCTTGCTTGCGGTAACTATCTTCTGTGTTGATTTCCAGAGAATATCTGCAACATGGTCCTCGCAGTTTCGGATTGCCTGCAAACGCTTTCTGCTGTAATCGACAGAACGTTTTAATTCATCCATAGGCTATTAATGAGCTTGATTGTATTTTTTCCAATTATTCTCTTGAGGCTTGTTCCCCCATTTATCGGTGTTCTTACCCTCACTAGGTCTTCCTGCCTTCCTGCCATTACCGGTACGAACGTTACCGCCACCTCCGTTAATCTGAGCCGCTGCCTTCTGTTCCTCGATGGCATTCTCAGTTTCGTTATCCGCACGCTGAATATCCATGAGGAGGTCCTGCTGATCCTCTTCCTTCTTTTCCCGTAAGATACGCTCCCATTCGGCATTCTTAGGGAAGTCAGGACAACGCTCCGATGCAGTCTGCTTCGACAGAAATCCGTTCTGAACGGCAGTTGCAAGATTTGTAAGAAGCTCCGTCTTGTTCTGATGCGTATAAGGCTCAATCCATGCATTGATATCGAGACCAACAATAGAAGCCGTCGCGTTGTTTTCGTGTCCGATACCGAACTTGGCAATTTCTACCAGCTTATCAAGGAATGGCTGCAACTTCTGAGAATCATTCATGGCTACCTCTAATGCAGGAGAATAAAGAAGCTTGATGGCTACACCAGGGAGGTCACCTGACTTCAGCTCGGGAGGTTTTACGGTAAATGACAGCTCGTAGATGAGGTCATACGACTTGTTGAGCTGGGTCGCAAAAGCTTCTGATGCATCGGTTCCATTGAGGAATCCCGCATCGTTATCCTTGCTATTCATAGCGATAACCTTGGCGGCTCCAGTCATATCGTCGCCCGAAATGGTAATCTCCTCACCATCACCCTTTACGTAGAATACAGGGAAAGCGTACGCCTTGTTGTTCTCGCAAAGATACGAGAATGCCTCCTCGTAATCTTCGATGTTCTTCTGAACATTGGACCAGCATGGTCCCTCATCATTTCTGATGTATGCAACCGGAATTGAATTGAAGTGATGTTCTTTCTTTTCGGCAAGAGCATATCCGTTCATTCCGAACAATCCCTTAATGAGGTTCGCTGCCTTCTTAGTTACGCTCTTTTTACCAACATCATTTCTGAACCTATAATAATAGGTATCATCCCAGACCTCAACCCACTCAATCTGAGCGTTTCCGTCTTCATCCAAGTCGTAATACTTACGGGCGAATACAGAGAGTTCTCCTGTTATTGAATCGTAATGCGGGTAGAGATAGTCTCCATTCTTGAATGACAGGACCTTAACTCCGAACTTTCCTTTGTCGATGTAGCCGACTGCGGCGGTTTCTGCAACGATCATGTAAGAGCTTACCGCTTCAAAGAACGCAATCTCCATATTGTGCATAAGCCATCCCTTCTTGAAGACATTGAGGTTCTTCTGGGATTCCTCTTCCTCTTCAAGCTCATCTGTGCTGTCTGCAAGCTCGAACTGAATGTCGTTTCCGGTTAGGTGTAAGGTGTGTTTTGTTGCGATAACCTGTTGGAAAGCAAATGCGCATCTTGTAATAGGCTGCAAGTAATAATGATTGCCGGTAGAAGGATCTTCCGGGTCCCAATCAGGATTCTCCTTGGTTATATCCGGATACGCATTCTTGTCCCAGATTCTGTGTCCGCTTGTGAAGTACTCACGAAGGAAGTCGGACTGGGTTTTTACTCTCCATACACAAGGGTCGTAAGGCATATTCTGCATACTCCTATCACCAACCTTGTCTGAGAAAGTGCCATGACTCATGTATCCGTCAGGCTTAAGCTCGTAGAATGGCTTCTTTACGAGTATTTCTCTAAAATTTAAATTCTCCATAATCCTTTTACCTTTTTATGTTTCTTTTTTGTTAAACTGAATATCATTACGTAGAACCAAGACTCAAAGAAGTCAGGCGAGTGGCCGACATACTTCTTGGCAATCTTCTTAGGCAATAGCCTGAATCCCCTATCGTCGCTATTCTCATCACGTCGGAGCATCTTACGCTCCTTCTGAAGAATCTGTCTGAGAGGAACCTTGTCAAATCCGTTTCCTGAATACTTTCTTTCAAGCAGGGCCGAGTCGATGGAAATCTGCTTCTCCTTTATCATCTTATAGAACAGGAATGCACACTGGGATTTCAAGTCCTTGTAAAGGTATTTGATTCCTTCCTCTTCCTGATGGCTCTGAGCGATAGGTGCTGCCTGGTTGTTGAATGGGACGGCATCCTTGAAAAATCCCTTGAAGTACTGACCAATACCCTGCATATCGTAAGTGAAGTTGCATTCCTCAACACCCCACTCTCTCAGCTTGGCCTCAACTACAGAAACGAGCGTCTTAGGGTCTAGCCTCAGAACAACCAAGTCTTTGCAGTGCCATCCTTCCCAGAGCCACATCACGAAGTTATCGCCGCCGGTGAAAGCAATATCGGCAGAAGCTCTGCGTTTTCCATCTCCGATTTGTTCTGCATTGCCGTAGATTTCGTCAAGGTCTTCCATCTTGATCATGTCATCGCCGGCAGCTTTCCAGTTCCAGTTAGCCTCCAGGTCTCGCATACGCTGTTCTTCATCCTGCTGGGCAAGGTTGGCGAGATATGACGCATCAGTAGAGATAAGCTTGATGTTCTCTGACACGTCAGCGCGAACGAATGTTGCCGACTTGATGAACATTTCGAGCTTTGTATAACCAAGTTCCTCATAGCTGTCCTTCCAAAGGCTATCGATAATGCCCTTGCACTGCTCGTACACCTCTTCTCTCGTGTTACCCCAGTAGATTGAGTCCGGAGTATCACCATCCATGAAGCAGTAGCGGATAACTCCATCTCGCTCCGGTATAATGTATCCATCCTCGTCAACCCACCAGTCGATGAACTTTCGCACCCATGATTCCGGGTCAGGGTTACAGGTAATCCAGAATCGGTTTCGTATGTGAGCTGCGTTTCGGTTGTTGGTCAATAGGTACTTGAACTTCTTGTATGGACACTGAGTACCCTCATCGATGCAGACATAGGCATACTGGCGCCCCTGGAATCGTGTCTTGAAATCCTGATAGGCTCCTGCGTAGTACGAGAATTTGAGCCATCCTCCGTTGTCGAAGTTCCAGGTCATATCGTTCTGTGACTTATTGTAAGTTCCGAATTGGGAGAACAATTTGTAAGAGTCTGTCACTAAGGACTGCAAGTCGTCTTTTTCGTTACGAAGAATTGTTGCATGGAAATCTGGATTTTTGATATCCTTCAGAACTTCCATAAGGGAAGAGAAGGACTTGGAGTTGTGAGTGACGATAAAGTCCTCGACAACGAATAGTGAGTCCGGATTCTCAACGGCGATGCAACAGCAGTTTCGCTTGCCGACCGGTTTACAGCTGACAATCCTCCTCTCTAATTCCTTCTTTCTGTAATCGAATCGAACCTCCCATTTCTTGTTTGACTTCCTTTTTACGTAGCAAACAGAACCGAGACTATCAACCAGATACTTGAAATCGAATGCTTTCTTTCTTGTCTTGAAAGTCTTCTTCCAGTATTTTCCGGAAAATCTACCCGATGTTTCGATGATACGTCTTAAAGACACAGTTCTCTCAGCGACAGAGGCTAGGCCGAACTTTTCATCAAACTCTACAGGTTTTACGCAGGGAATAGTGATGTCGTAGCCTTCGTTGATGTAACTAGCTATCTCACAGGCAAGATGTGGCATAAATCTCCTGCCGCCATCGATAGATACATTCCAGATATGGTCATCCGAGCATACTACACTCGATCCGTCAGATAGTTGAATTTCGTAGCAATCTCTATCAGGATAATCGATTCGACCTAATACTCTATGTCCCTTACCGTCATGTCCTATTACGGTGTCGTCATATTTAAGATGCTTGATTTTAATGAATCCTCTAGTTGTTAACACTCTCGTGCCTTCATCCAGAGGTCCACCTCGCGAGCCGCCAACTATCTTAATATCAGCATCAATAGACAGCATGCGCTCCTGACCGCCACGCTGAGCTATGATCTTCAGCTTGTCGGGATGCTTCTTATCGGCGTCTCTTAATGATTGGATATACTCTTGAGTATAAATAGGCTCTCCGTTATCCAATTTTAATCTTGAAAATACTTCCTTTTGCATAAATATTCATTTAATACTGCAAAAATATACAATTTTTCTTGGATAATTGCATATTTATTCATATATTTGCAAAATAAAAGGTATATTTATACATTTTTTGAGGTGGAAGAACCGCTTCAGGATAACATTTTTAATCAAAAAACAACATGACAAGAGAGGAACTCTTAGCATTGGTCAACAAGGAACTCGGTAGTACCAAGTTGACAATTAGCGAGAAAACCATCAATGAAGAACTTGATGACGTACTCGAAGATTTTGGTGAAGACGAAGCAGCAAACGCCAAGTTGGTAACCAAGGTTACAAATCGCTTGAAACGCATGGACGGCAATCTCCATTCTGACGTTTCTCAGCAAGTTAAGGAATACAAGAAGAAGGCAAGAGAACGCCAGAAGGCAAAGGAAACTGAACCTGAGGAGGAAGAGCCAGAAAACAACGATATTCCTGACGAAGAGGATATGCCTGAGTGGGCAAAGAAGCTCATCGGCGAAGTCAAGAAGGAGCGTGAGGCGCGAGAGCAGAAGGAAGCAGCTGACGCAAAGAAGGCGTTGGTGAACTCCATTAAGGAAGGTCTTAAGGCTAAGTTTGAGAAAGCCAACATTCCTTTGAATTCGTTTTTCGTTAAGACAGCTTTGGATAAGCTTGAGATTCCTGATGGTGAAGCAGACATTAAGGATCTTGTCGGTAAGGCAGAGGTTCTTTACAATGCTGACCTCAAGGAAGCTGGTATCAATCCAGATACCAAGCCTCGAAGCGGAGGTGTCGGAGCCGGAGGAACCGGAACAGTAGACGAACACGAGTTCGATGACGTTGTAGCTATCAGATCTCGACACAAGCCAAAGGACGAATAACAATTAGTATTCAGGATAACAAATTTATTTATTGATTATGGGAACAGTTTCTCCTTATTACAGTGAAAGGATGAATGGTAGCGGCTTCTTGCCAGGTCGTTCCCTCATCCAGGCTCGTGGCGAAATCGGCGGTATCCGCTATGTATTCGTCAAGTTGATTGGCGCCGCAAAGGATGCTTTCCGTACTCCTACAACTGGTGGTAAGTTGCTCAACCCTTTCAAGGGTCCTGCAAAGATTTACGCCGGTGACTTCCTGGAGTATGATCCTGGCATCTATGGCAACGCAGGCGCAACTGTTAAGATTCTTAAGTCTTACCAGTGTGCAAAGAAGACCGGTGCTACTGACACAACTCTCCTTATTGTACGTGATGGCTATAAGCACATTCCATTCATTGGAGACAATATCATGGTAGCTCCTGACGCTCTCGATGGCACAGGCACAGCAGTTACGGTTACTGGTGTTGAGAAGGCAACCGAGGCTGGCGCAGACGTATGGAAGCTTACTTTGTCCGCAACACTCGGTGTTGTAGCGAAGGATGCGATACTCGTAGAAGCAGCAGCTGTCGGCGAGGCACAGAAGCCTATGGTAACCAACCCTAACGGTTATGCTCAGTGCGACTACGACTTCCTGTTCACTCCTGGTGACGATTTCGAGGATGGTTCTCGCTACTTGCTTACTCCATTCCTTGCTAACGACGACACCGTTATGTACATCGACAGGATGTCTCCAATCCCTCCTGCAATCAAGGCTCTCAACAAGAGTCGCGTTAACGGATGGTTCCATCTCTAATTATTAACCTTAAAGATTGATTCAGGATTATGGCAAAATTTGATTTTAATAATTCGCGACTTGCCAAGTTCTTCGGTTCTCAGGAGAACACGGCATATTTGCAGAGTTTCCTTGATAAAAAGGAAATCTTCTTCACTAACTACGGTTGGTACAAGACACAGGGACACAACGCTTCGTTCCTGACAACTACCGACAACTATGGCTTGGCAACATTCAACGTTAAGGCTCGTAAGCTGAAGGCAGCTCCTATGGCTGACCTCCGTGCTCCTCTCGGCGATTCTAACCAGATGGATAAGAATGGACACAAGTGGTACACCGCTTCTATCCCTGACTTCATCACTCCTGGTTACGTTGAGACCGCAGTTGAGCGTTACGCACGCATCAAGCAGTTCGAGGAATTCGGTAACGATGCCGATATCTTGGCAGACTGGTGTGATGAGGTTCAGACCCGTATCGACTCTGTTGATGCGACAATGAACTTTATGACCGCTCAGTTGATGTCTACCGGTAAGATTGACTATTCCGGCATTGGTCGTGGTATCTCCACTCCACTACACAAGGCTATCGACCCTATCGAGTATGGCGACAACTTCATCAATGGTGGTGCTAAGAAGTGGGCTGACCCTGCTGCTACCATCCTTACCTACATGAAGGAGAAGGAGGCTAAGTATCGTGAGACCCGAGGCGGTTTCGACGGCGCTCTGAAGTGGCAGATGACTCGCAATACATTCTACAATGTATTCTTGAAGAACGCAGAGGTTCGCGAGCTTGTTACCAATTACCGCCAGCTGAACTACATTGCCTCTACCAAGACAATGCCTATCAGCAAGGAACAGTTCATCCAGGCATTCGTTGACTTCGAGGGTGTATCTCCTATCGAGATCGTGACCGAGAAGGAGCGCAACCTTACTCATACAACCGATGAGTACAAGCAGGGTTGGTCTGACAACATCGTTGTTCTCCGTCCTGCCGGTGATGCTTGTGAGTTCGAGCGCACAGACAGTCTCGATCGTAAGTTGATTGAGTATGCTGGTAACAAGGCTATCTCTACCGTGTTCGGTACAACTAACGATGGTCTCGGTCTGCTCATGAACTCAGTAGTTCCTAACGGTAAGTACATGGAGTGGCACACAGACATCATGTTCTCTGCTTGCCCAGCTCTCATCGACTTCCCAGACCATTGCATTATGGACATTACCAAGACTGATTAATTCCGGTCTTGGAACTATTAACGTAACTAGATTGTATGACTATGGATTCGGAGATGAACATTTACACTGTGAACGACTACCTTATTAATAAGGTGAAGTTCGAGATGCCGATGAAGGCACTGCTGGGCATCATGCACGACAGGGAGCTTGAAAATGGCATCGACCTCGAAGCCTGCGACAAGGACAAGGTAAGACTTGCCTATGCCGACATGCTGAAATGGTTTGTTCTTGGTCCGAGCAAGGTAAACAACACCTCCGATTCCGATAACGGATGGACTCATTCGGGAGGTGGCTATGACATGTCGGACAACGACAGGAGCGAGATGAAGGCAGAGGCTAACGCTATCTATGCAGAGCTGGAGCCTGATTCGATGCTCAAGAAGAAGTCCACCTTCCGGTTGACCTCCCACGGAGTAAAGAGGGCGAATTATTCTCCTTGGGGAGAACCTCTCCCTCACATCATCAAATAAGGCGTATGGAAAAGGAAAACATCAGAAACCCAAGATACCCTCACATCATCAAGATCGTGAGGAAGGTCGTCGGAAAAGCCGACCCTGATGACCCGTTTGCCGATGATGATGCTCCTGTTGGTGAGGACAAGGAAATCATTCTCTACTATGGCGAAGGTCGCAGTTACACAGATACCACTACAGAGGGAGACAAGAACGTAGACCAGAACAAGAGGAAGGCATCGATTCCGGTCAGATATGACGAATGGGATGCTGACAGATGTCCTCTTGATGGCGACACCATCTACTCCACTGTCGGCAACAATACCGAGGTAGGTATGGTCAAGGACTGCGAACCGGATAATAACAGGACTGTCGTTTACTGGAATCTCACTAGAGTTTAGGTTATGGCAAAATACTTTAGCGGAAAGCGTCTGTCTCTTGGAGCGCAGTTCGAGCATCAGATTAAGCCAAGGGTCGAAAAGCTGGCGTATGACAAGATGCTTGCGATTATGCAGGAACTTGCTCACAGAACCGTCAACTATTTCAAAGAGAACAGGACGTTCTACAATATCACCGGTAACGCATATACTTCGTTCTATGCAGCAGTGTATTACAAAGGCAAGCTCATTTACATGGTGCGTGCTTCGAAGGGTGAAAAAGCACCAACGCGAGTAACCCTGGCAGAAGGAGAGAAATACAATCTCCCGTTCTACTACGACGGAGGAGAGAACAAAGGCTACACCGGTTCAGTCGGTGGCGGTCACCAGTGGGGTCCAAACCTTATCTACGGACGTATCGGAAAGGTGAAATCTACCGGGAAAGACTGGGCACTCGTTGCGATATGTCCTGTTGAATATGCAGTATTCGATAAGGAGAACCGCATTTTCGAGACAGTTTACAACACATACGAGTCTCTTCCAGATATGTTCGATGCCTGCGTAGTGTACGCCAATAGTTCAACTTTTAACAAACTGTAAGCTATGGTAGATATCAAGCAGATATATTTCGACTTAGGGAACGCCGTAAAGGGTATATGCGACAAGGTGTACCCCAGGAATCGTCCTAAGGCTGTAGATACCAAAATAGGTAGCTACATCGTCGTAAGTGCTCCGTACACAATCAGGAACAACGAGATGAACTACGATGGCTCCTACAACTACTATACTACCACTATCCAGATAGAGGTGTATGTAAGAGATAAGGCCTCCTCGGCGAATCCGAATGGTTTCAGTCCTGCGGAAATGGATAAGAAAGTCAAGGCGGTCCTCGAAAGATTCCCGATTTCTACAGACAACATCATCGTTACTAGACCGAACGTTGCAATCCAGGCTGACGACGGCGCAGGTTTTTCCGTGACAATCATACAGGGAAGGTTACGTACTAGATAAGTATTCAGGTATAACAATTTAAAATATTTTAGATTATGGCTATGACAACTATTGACAAGATGAAGGACATTTTCAATGGTCCTAAGACTCTGCTCTACTCAAAGGCTATTACCGATTTGAGCAAGGCTACAGTTGACATCACCCCAGAGGTCGAGCTTCCGGTTACCGTTGACTCGCTGAAGGCGACTATGGATGACCCAACCATCAACCACTACAAGGTTATCGGTCTTGCTGGTGACTGGGCAACTACCGCAGAGCTCGGCGACTTCAATGTAGAGTTCGTTGTTCCTTCAAAGGCAAAGGACTTGCTGACAATTATGTTCGGCGAGGATGCTATCACAGAGCTGACCAAGGTTACTCTGAAGGGTACAGGTGACGCTACCCTCGACGCTACTACCGGCTTTACAGGTATCGCTGTAGAGCCTAAGAAGTTCAAGATCAAGGGCACTATCGTTATCGTTGACGACGAGAAGGAGAACCTCATGGTTATCACCAATATCGCTCTCTACGCTACCTTGCAGTGGGACAACTCAGGTACAGAGCCGGTTGCATTCAAGTTCTCTGGTTCTATCGAGGGTGCAGGTAAGCGCAGTATCGCTTGGCTTACTAAGGGCACAACAACTGGCGACGTGTAAGGCTTCTTTAGGTAATTAGATTCAGGATAACAAACCGTTGGGCGGCAGGCTAATCAACAGCCGTGCCGCCCTTCTTCATTTAATAGCATACAATCATGGCAGAAGAAAAGAAAATTGAGCAGCCTTCGGTGGACTTACAGGAGTTACTCGACAGCGTACTGCACGACGAGCCTACCGAGTTCGTGTTCCGTGGAAAGAAGCACAAGCTCGGTTGGCTTCGTAAGGGAACCATGAGCAGGTGTTCCCACATCAGGGCAAAGGAGAAGAACGAATGGAAGCGCAACGTCAAGATTTGCGTCTGCATCCTCCTCAATAACATCTGGAAGATTCGATTCCTGTATTGGATCTACTGGCGTTGGCTCTACTACATCAAGGATGTGGATATAGCCGATGTGCTGAGAGTCCTCGATGTTTCTAAAAAAAAAATTCCATCGAACGCATTCTCACTGGCTACCATATTAGCGACCGGGATGACGGACGTGATGATGACGATGACGAGGAGCGAAGTAAAAGCTATCCAAGCAGAACCAGCTGGGGAGCAGCCTTCTCACTAGCGGAGAAGTTCGGTTTCCTCTTTCAGCGCAAGTACTTCATCGCAGCCTATGACTACTGGTGGGGCTATTCATCGGCGCAGATTGACCTCATGGTAGCAGACCAGCCTCTTGTCGTCTATCCAAAGACCAAGAAGGAAGGCGGTCCGAAGAAGCACACCAAGAAGGAGATGGATGACCTCTACGACAGGTGGATGGAGAAAAAGAAGAATGAGGGAAGCCTCATCGGCAAGAAGATAAGTCTTGCTGATTACTTAAACAATAAACTCTAATTTTAAAATATTCAGGATATGGCAGGTGGAAATATGGGAGACCTCAGTTTCTCGCTCACTCTTAAATCGAGAATTGAAGAGGAAACCAAAAAGATTACCAAAGAATTAAACAAGATTGATGCTACTGGTAAGCAGGCACAGAATGCTTTGGAAGCAATATCCGAAGCAACAAAAGGTATTGGAGATAAGGGAGGTCGTAGTTTTGAAAAGCTAAACAACTTCGTTAAAGAATTACGTCGTAACATTGGCGTATTTTCAAGCGAAGATTTCTTTAGCTCGAAAAAACTCCAGCAGTTGGAGTCTGTCCAGGACGGGTTATACAAAATAGGCCGCATACTCGGAGAGGTGTCTAAGGAAGGTGCTGGATTCAACATATTCCCTAACAGTGTTTCCACTGAGGCAAACAAGGCAGAGAGAGAACTTTATAAGTTATCTTCTATTATTGACGAAATCAATAAACGCCATGGTGAAGGAATACAGCTGTTTGGCGTCGATTCAACGAACAACATACGTCAGTCGTTGTCAGAACTGTCTAAATACAGAACTGAGTTAGAACAGATCAGGAATAACAGAGGTATTCATCCTATCACAGGACTCACAGCAACTGATGTCGTAAAGAGTTCCGGTTATCTTAATGCTATAGATAAAGCAAATACTTATGCAAAGGTTATAAAGGACGCAGCACGCGAGGCAAAAGAGGCAGATAGGCAACGCCAGAATGAGTTGAAGAACACGGAGCGTCGATATGATTCTCTCGGCAATAAGGTTCGCCAGCTTCGCTCTGAATACAGCCGAGGAATTTCTGTCGGAGCAGATGTTAGTAAAGCGGAAGCTGAGATTAGCAGGCTCCTTTCTTTAATGAGAGATCTTAGAACCATCAAAGACAGGCTCAATTCGGAGAATTGGAGAGAAGGCCTAGGTATGCTTGGCAACATTGGTAGTGGACACGATACCACTTTAGCATCGAGGATACTTCAAGACCAAAAGGCAATAAACCAAGAGGTTCAGAAAGGTATCGAGCTTGAACAGAAGCGTCAGCAGGAGATTGCTCAGTCTGCCGCAAAGGCACGAAACGACCTTGCAGCAGCATTCGCTGGAGCAAACGCAGAGGCAAAGAAGATGCAATCCATAGTCGGAGATATCAAGTCTCTCTTCTTACAGGGAGGTATTGTCTTTGGCGCACAGCAATTCTTTAATTCAATCGTACAGACCGGTGGTGAGATTGTTCAGCAGCATGTAGCGTTGCGTTCTATCCTTGGAGATGTGCAGAAGGCGGACGAATTATTCGCTCAGACTCAGCAGCTTGCGTTGCAGTCTCCATTCAAGTTTGGAGAGCTGAACCGAGATGTAAAGCAGCTGGCTGCATTCGGAGTTGAGGCGAATGACTTGTATGATACCACAAAGCGTCTCGCTGATATCGCATCTGGTCTTGGCGTGTCTTTCGAACGACTTGGCTTGGCTTATGGTCAGGTTAAGGCCCGTTCTTGGCTTGACGGTAAGGAATTACGCCAGTTTGCTTACGCTGGACTTCCACTCTTACAGAGAATTACGGAGCTTTACAATTCAGAAGGAAAGAACGGAAGGAACAATTATACCCAGGCAGATGTCAAGAAGATGATTACTGCCAGACAAGTAAGCTTTGAGGATGTCCAGAAAGTGCTTTGGAAGATGACGGATGAAGGCGGTCAGTTCTACAATATGCAGTTCGTCTTATCAGAGACATTACTTGGTCGCTGGAACAAGCTCATTGATGCCTGGGATATTATGCTAGGAAAGTTCGCAGAAGGCAAGAATATCGTCGGAGGTACTTTCTCGTTCATCATAAATAGAGTAACCGACCTTGTGTTAGCTTTGGACAAGCTGTCTCCTGCCCTTCTTTCATTCGGAGCGGTGTTTGCTGCAAGGAAGCTCGGCGGTATGGCTTATTCTAAGATGGGTATTGGATCACTTGCTAAGAGTTATACTCAGCAGATGAATTCCCAGTTAAAGTCTTATGCTATCAAACAGCAGCAACTTGTTGTGGAAGGAGAGATTACGCAGAAGATTGCCCAGCAGAATGTGTTTAAGAGAGCTGCTATTCTGTCGGAAAAGCAATCGCTTGTCGCTAGCTACAATAGGGCTGCACTCGAAGGAAGGATGTCCGTATTGCAGATGCAACGAGCAGTCAAGGAGGGCTTGGTTTCTAAGGAGATAATTAGTCAGCTCGCATTGATGGGACAAATAACCGCCAAACAAGAGCAAATCATCTTGAATGGAGGCAGAATGTCTGCCGTATGGAGCATGACAACTTCAAAGATTGGAGGATTTGTCAACGCCATCGGTGGCTGGTGGGGGATCGGCATAACGACTATCACTTCATTGTTGATGGGGTACAATCAATGGTCAAGTCGAGTAAAGGAAGAAGAAAAGACGTTGATTGATGGAGCTAAGCAGAAATCCAAAAGTTACGGAGATTTTCTGTCTGGATTAGGTCCAAAAGATGCGTCCAACCTTTCTTCGCAAGTTGACTCGATGAAGGAGATTCTGAAAAGTTCAGATGACTACACGGATTCTATCAAGCAGCAGGTTGAAAGCGCAGGAAGCTTGTCAAAACAATACGACATACTCAAAGAAAAAATTGAGGATGCGAAAAAAGCGAATGATGGCTTAGCTGATAAATATGGAGTTATAACGAATAACGCAACTTCAGCAACAGGTCTTGTTAGCGACAACCTATTCGATATGATCGGAGCTGATACTCCACAATGGTTACAGTGGTTGAATGGACTCACGAACGATGATATTGCAAAGAATGTGGAGCAAGCACAAGAATCTCTGTCTAAGTTCCAGGTGATGTTCGACGAGCTCGACTCTAGTACAAAGGCAAAAATGGAGGATTTTATCCGGTCTTTGATGGAAAACAACGAAGAGCTAGCAAACCAAATCAAGGGTCTGCCTCTTACTGAGCAGATTAGGATGCTTGCGGCTATTGGCGGAGATGGTTGGGAAAAATTTGTCGACAAGTTTGCAAATGGAAGCAAGGAGACAGAAAACTGGTTAAAGGAACTTGCGGAAAGAGCGAAGGATTCTAGCGATGATGTGTCCGAAATAATGTATGACGACGTGCCGAGAGGACTTGAGTCCGTCAGAAAACAGCTCGGGTTGTCTCAAGATCAATTCCGCACGTGGGCAAAACGAAACCCTGAGATTTTCGCCAGCATGATGGACAAGATGGCTCAGAAAGCAAATATTACAAGCAAAACCATCTTGTATTATTTTCATTCGGCTATCAGCAAGCTCATGGATATGGACTTTTGGCCAGGCGACAGTGGTAACGGAAAGAAAGGAAAGCCTTCGTACAACTCTGGCGTGAACACTCCTTTCTCTGATATTATAAGGCAAAGACTTCACAAGAACGGAACTTTCACCGGAAATAAAAAGAAAGGTAAGTTTTGGACGAGAGAGGTTGATAATGCGTTAAGACAAGTGCAAGACCAGTCTTTCGAGACCACAGGTGAGAATATTCGTAAGGAGCTCAAGGCTGCGAGAAACGAACTTGATACGATCGTCAATGGAAAAGTAAGCAAGAATTCTTCTGAGTACAAGAATGCTAAACACAAGTACGATTTGTGGAAAGCTATCGCTGACGCAGGTTACATATCTGACGATCTTGGAAAGAACAAGGTTACGGGTAACTTTGGAAAAGACAAAAACAAGAATGGTCGCGAAGAAGACGCTGAGCTCAAGCGTTTACAGGAGCGTCTAAGCAGTCTTAAGTCTGCAAGACAGATGTATCAGAAGTACAAGAGCATAATGTCTGATGAAGAGGCAAAGAAGAAGACTTACAATCTTTTTCCTGAGGTTACCGGTCTTAATCTTGACGACTACCAGAAGGCTGTCCATTCTCTCCTTGAAGGATTCAGTATAAACACCACCGAGAGAAAGAAGTTCCAGACTTCTATCTATCGCGAGGTTGCAGAGTGGCTCTTCGACGAGAAGGACAAGAAGGAGTACGAGAGAAAGGCAGCTGACTTCAATGAATCCATGAACAAGCTGTCAGAACGTTGGGATTTGTATAAGAGTCTTCTCGAAAAGACAGGCAGCAAGTTCTTTGCTGAGTCCGCATGGGTTGACGCTTTCCAGATGGATGACAAGACTCAATCTCTTATGGACGAGTATTACGCTCACTACCATGAGATATTTAATCTTCAGAACTCTCTCAATATGACGGATGGTGAAGCCAAGGCAAAGCTTAAGCTGCCAAATCAGTACGAAGAGTGGAAGAAGATTACAGAATTACTCCGCGGTAATTACGTCAAGTCGTTACAGGATGCCGCCGATATCATCGAGAAGACAGAAGATTACGAGGACAAGATTCTTAAGATTCGACAGGATTACGATAAACTTATCAGCAAGACGAATGATCCTGGTATCAAGGCAAGGTACGAGATACAGAGAGACAAGGAGATTGGTCAGGTTAAGCTTGACAAGTTTAAGAACTCTTCTGATTATCTCAACTTCTACGGAGCCATCGTATCTCTCGGTATGGACAAGGCTCAGACTATCGGAGCAAGAATCAGGCAGAATATCAATGAGGCTCTGCAAAACGGAGCTATTGATGCGAGAGAGTACGCCAAGGAAATCAAGCAGCTTGATGAGCAGTTATCGAAGCTGACGAGTCCAAAGAAGACTTTCCTCAATGGAGGTCTAAAGGGAATGGCTGAGCAGAAGATTTCTGATGCCAGCGAGCAGATGACAATCGCAGCAAGTAAAATTTCTGAAGGCAAGAAGGTTCGCGAACTTGGCCTCAAAATGGGAGACGAAAACTTCGTCAAGCGTGGCGACAGCATGATTGCCAGTGGAAAGGCTATGATGAAGGCTGCTGAGATTCTGTTTAAGGATGGAACAAAGGCGAAAGAATCTCTTGATAAGTTTGCTAACGTAGTAAGCATTATCGACCAGAATGTCCAGGGAATGTTCGAAGCGTTCAATGATATCAAGGAGACTGCTTCTCTTCTCGGCGTTGATACCGAGTCTGATGGTTGGCAGGATGCCTCGGCGTTCTTTGAGACCTTCTCCGGTATGTCAAGCTCATTATCTAAGGTAGTAACAAGCGCAGAATCCGGAAACGTCGGAGGAATACTTGCGGGTGTAACTGGTATATTCACGTCCCCAATCAAGGCGTTTGCTAAGGCTCACGACGCTAAGCTCGACAGACAGATAAAACTTGCGGAAAGACAGCTGAATGAGCTGAAGAACCTGTCTTCAAACATCAACTCTGTTATCGAAAAGACTCTCGGTGGAATCTATTCTTACGAAAGGTCTGCTGATACGACAAAAAAACTCAACGATGTCAAGAATGACTATAAGGCTTGGGACGCTTTCTCTAAAACTGACATAGGACAAGCTTTCTTTGGTGGAAAGAATCGCAGTCACTACAGTAAGGAGACTTACGATGCTGTAATGGATACGGAATCAAATCCTTCCGCATACGCCGACCAGCTCGCCCTACTCCACGCTCAGGAAGACGAACTGAGAAAACAGAGGCAAGCTGAGGAGGATAAGAAAAAGACGGACAAGGATAAGCTCGCAGACTACGACCAGCAAATCAAGGAGATGGAGTTGCAGATCAAGACGTTCGCACAGGATTTCCTGAAAGACGTTTACTCTATCGATATGAAGAGCTGGGCAAGCACACTTACAGACACCGTTGTAAGTGCTTGGGCTAAAGGTGAGGATGCGGTTGATGCTTATAAGAAGAAAGTCAAAGACATGGTTCGCGATGTGGTAAAGAATATCATTACACAGAAAATCATGGAGAAGGCACTCGAAAAACCCCTAGAATGGCTTACGTCAGTTCTTGACAAAAAGGGGCAACTCGACGAAACGGACATGATTAATTTTGCGAAGCAGGTTAATGAAATAGGAGACAAGGTTGTTCCTCAGATAACCGGTCTTGTTGATGCCTTAAAGAACGAAGGGTTGGATATGAGAGAGAACGGAAGCTCCTCTACGACCAACTCAGTTAAGAGCATCACAGAAGAGACTGCTGATCTCCTAGCCAGCTACCTCAATTCGATCAGATTATATTGTGCAGAAGACAATATTAATCTGAAACAATTGTCGGATTACATCAAAACCTGTATGCCAGAGATGAGCGTAATTGCAAAGTCTCAGCTGACTCAGCTTAACCTTATTGCTCAGAACACCTTGCGCAATGCAGATGCGGCAGAGAGAATCGACAGGACTGTCTCAGAGCTGAACGATAACTTTAATAGAGTTATCAATGGTACGAAATCTTTAAAAATGAAATAATTATGTTTGAAAAAAGAAATTTATCAGACAGAATGAAGAACGAGGCGGTTTCACTGGGTCTTTGCGCTCAGTGGACCGCCGAGTGGCACGACAACTCATCAAAGCATGAGATGGTCGAGAAGTTTGTTAAGGGTATTGACTTCTGTATCGGAAAGAACTGGCCTTCGACCAAGGATATGAAGAAATACTTTGGTGATGTCATTCATGATCATGGTGTGTATGTTGACGAGAACGTTGACCTGCAAAACCCAAAGATTGTCATCCTCAATGGAGAGTGTGTAGCTAACATCAACTATGACTGGATGGACAGTGGAGAGATATACGTAAGGCACAACTCTTCACTTTACCTGAAGGTTAAGGGATTCTCCAGGGTGTTTGTCAATCTGTTAGATGGTGCGGAGCTTCATGTTGAATGCGAAGATACCGCAAAGTGCTTCGTCTACCAATACGGAGGAACAGTCGTGAAAGCTACCGGACCAGTCAATATCAGGGATAGACACGATTTTAAGTTCAATTAACGCATATTTATACGTGTATTACTTGCATATTTATGCAATATTTTGTATATTTGCATTTATAAATAGTTGATTTAGGTATGAAAGATTATTTCAGGATATACATGCAGAAGGAAGGCGATGGGAATGAGGTGAAGGACTCCATCGCCGACTTCGGCATGTACGTTAGCGAGAGTCCGTTCAAGCCTTGTGATTCTGTCAAGGAGCCTATTAAAAGGGAATGGCACGACGAGCATGGCGACGATGAGTATATTGGCAAGGACGGTCTCTATATGGCAGCATACGAGAACAAGGTCAAGTTCCTGTTCAAGGGTGATGCCTTCGGTGCCAACGAGAAGTGTAAGGCTTTCATCGACTATCTCCGCAAGTCTGGCATGATGAAAATGTACTGCGACTTCAACAGAATCGGAAGGCAGCACGTGAGACTGAAGGGCATTGATTCGGACCTATACAGATATCCGGGAAACGAGGATTTGCTTATCCTCTCTATTACATTCAAGTTTAACGACCCTGTTACTGATGTCAAGCCGATTATGGACGCACAGGGCAGTATTTCAAATTTAGGATAGCATACAAATGAGCACTTGGAATATTTATCATAAGGATGGCTCGAAGCTGACAGACGTTAACGGAGAGCAGATAACCGTTCATGGATTGGAGTACTCTGATTCCTGGATGGGCGAATGCTTTTTGACTATCAACTTCAAGCATGAAGTGCCTATCAACTTTCAGATAGGCGACTATATTGTCTATCGTGGTGAGCGATTCGAGCTCAACTACGAGCCGGGCAAGGATAAGCAGGCAAGACCTGACACCTACGGTGAGGGCTTCGTATATGACAGCGTGAAGTTCAACGCATTGCAGGATGAGCTTGCTAGGGCTGAATTCCTCGATGTGGTATTGAACGACAACGAACTCCACTACACTTCCCTACCGAAATTCCCATTCTACGTACAGACTCTGGACGATTTGCTCGACAGGATCCAGGCGAACCTCGACGAGCAGATTGGTGCAGGTCTTTGGAAGATTTACTCCCGAAACAAGGACCGTTCCGTTCAGCGTGGAGCCCTCGCAAGCGAGTGGTTGTCGGTTTATGGAGAGAAAACCGAAGATAACGTCATTGAATCGATGTCTATTACAGTGGACTCACAGACCTGTTGGCAGGCTCTTGCGCTTGTGAACGAGAAGTGGGATGTGAATTTCATAGTCAGAGGAAGAAACATCTATGTCGGTACTACCGGAATAGAAGCCGGACACATCTTCTCCTATGGTCTCGGCAAGGGACTCTACGAGATTGTGCAGAACGCAGATTCTGATCAGAGTGTCATTACGAGACTGAGAGCTTATGGTTCGGAGAAGAATCTTCCTTCTCATTACTATGCGGACCTCGGCGTCAAGTACGTGGCGAATATCACGAAAGTGGTTACAGCTAGCACAAATGTCGAGCTTGAACTGGATATCGATTATATCGAGACGTATTTCAAGAATAAGAGAAAGTACGTCGTTTCCGGAGAGTCTCAGGAACAGTCTTTCGGATGGGTCCTTCAGGTAACGTTCGATTTTCAGACTACAATTACCGGTTATGTAACACAGTCTGGCAGCTCTGGCAAATGCAGGTTCTACTCCGAGTTAAAGGGAGGACAGGTAGATAGCGGAGATGAGGAATCAAAGGAGAAACTCGACGCATTCATCGCTCAGGTCAAGGCCGGAAATACAAAGATGTATATCACGTCCGGTCTCAATAAGAAGGTCGTTCCTTCATCCATGAAGGAGTACGCAAAGAATCTTCCGAATAATATGTCCATCAACAGGCTTATGCTGCCTGGATTCCCTCACGTATCGCTGAGTGACTTCTATGATTCTCTTACTGAACAGGAAAAGAAGTATGTGAATCCAACCGGGAAACTGCATAAATTCTCTACTGATCCATATAGACCATACATCGATTCTCTCAATATAGACGAGATTGGACTCCGTTCGGCATCGCAGTTCTTTGATACTGATGATAAGACGAATGGAGTTATCGAAATCTACCCTACCATCGAGGAGATGGAAATCGGTGGTGTGCGTGTTGATGAGATTGACGAAGGTGTCGCTCCTGATGATGACGGCCGATATGATGGCGACCCTGGTCCGAATAATGTTGATATTTATCTCAGCAAAGCTGTTGATTTCGATATAAAAGATTTAGCGGACGACGATTTCTCCATCTCTATGAAAGATGGTATGTGCGGTGGCCGAACGTTCAAGGTAGCATCCTCAACCAAGGTTGATGGAAGATGGAGGCTTACTATTGAAAGAGTAAAGGACGATGCTCTTAAGCTTTGGTTCCCATACAAAGACTATCCTATCAAGAAAGGCGACCATTTCGTACTTACCGGCATCACTCTTCCTGATTCGTATGTGAATTCCGCATCATTGAAGCTCCTTAAGTATGCCATTGCGCTCCTTGACAAGAATGACTACACAAGATATGTCTATCAGCCTAAGGTTGACGAGCTTTTTATGGCGAGACAGCACGATAAGGCGCAGGCAGACGAAACCGGAACTATCAAGAGTCTGCACGATACACTGAAGGCCGGCGACCTGATGAACTTCAATGATACAGACCTCAATATCGAAGGAATCATCTCTATCGACCAGCTCACGATCAAGGAAGAAGATGGCAAGATACCGACTTACGACATAACACTTCGCGAGGACAAGGAGGTTGGAACCATTCAAAAGATTCAGCAGCAGATCTCGTCTCTTCAAAACGGAAATGGCGGAACCGGAGCAGGCTTGACAACTACACAGGTCAAGAATCAGGTCGCAACAGAGGGAAGCAAGCACTTCATCTCAAAGATAAACGATGACACCGCCAAGGGCACAATCACTTGGGAGAAGGTGCAGAAGTTCTTGCAGGGGGTGACGGCAGAATACTTATCTCAATTTAAGAAAGGTGCAACTTTCGGAGAGTTCATTCAGGGAATGCTCTTCGGTACTGGTGGTAGAATTGACGAGCTGGGTAATGCCGAGTTTGAGAGTATCACATCTCGAAGTTCCATCATTGCAAAGGAACTCATCGTAAACCGACAGACGGCGATGGAAAGCAATTTCGTCTTCACCGAGAGTGGAATGGTTGAGACTGTTACAGAGATTCCTGCGGCAACGGAAGGCGGCAACGTTACCTACGACTTGAAGCTTCAGAAGCGATGGGATAACGACTTCACCGCATTCAAGGAAAACGATGTTGTCTTGGCTTCCATCAATACATTGGCGGAGAACGGAAGGTATTACGATATGTGGCTGCGAGTGCTCTCGGTCAACACGGTAACGAATACCATCACGGTTGTATGCTATCCAGACAACGAATGTCCTAGCAAGAAGAATTATCCACCTTGTGAGCTGGCAAGATTGATACGCTGGGGAAATGCGGTGGATGAGGACAGACAGAGCTGCTGGTATATATCATCATCCGAGGGGTTGCTTGTATGGCTCGACCACGTAACCAAGCCTATTATCGACAAGACAAACTATTCTCTTGCGATGGGTAAGCTGCCAGATGCGTTATCGTTCCTCTTCCAGGACTTCCCTACCGCCAACAAGCGTGACGGAGCGTTCTATGCTAAGTGGATGATGGCAGCATCATTTCAACAGATAGATTATCAAGGGAACCCAATCTACACGACAAGGGATAGAGGTGTGTGGAGCTTGTCAGTTGCACAAGGCGATAACCCTTACCGCAATGGCGACCGAACGATAGATACCGTCTATTACCTCGGCTGCAAGTGGCAGTGTCTCGAAGACAAGACAACAAAGCCGCCGACCTACTCATCTACGGCTTGGGCGTTCGTTGAGGGCAATCCTTACTTCACGCTCGAAATGCTATCATCGAAGCTGTGGAACTTCCGTCTCAACGACCTAATGGCAACGAACGCTGATGGCTCTTGGAAGGTATTCACTACTCTATCAGTAGTCGGAAGGCTCTACAATCAAGACGTGACCGAATCCATGGTCAATGTGGTATGGACTAGGGACAGCGGAAACCCTGCGGCAGACAATAAATGGGCACTCTCTCACGCCAACTGCGGACTATCTGTTGATTTGACCTATGAAGACCTCGGCGGTGCAGCATTCAAGATAGGTAGTGTGACATTCCGATGCGAAGCGCAAATCAAGGATGGCGAGACGATGTATTCCGAGGATGTGAGTGTTAGTTTCTAAAATGTTGAACTTTTAAAATAATAGGATATGGCTAAAGAATTAGCGGTTAGTGTTGACAAGATGATGGAGATACAGCCTACGGCTTATTCCCAGTCCTGTAGTATAGAGATTGTCGGAAATATAATCAACAGACAGCAGTATGATGGTATTGAAGGATCATTCTCGCCAGACTTCACCATTCGACCTTGCACGATGTTCCCTCCATGCTACCTTATCGACCCAGATAACCCAGGGGAGACACAGAACTGCAACAGTCAACTAGACACGTTTAAGTGGTCTGAGGTGACATCTAGCGGTATCGTGGTTGTTGCTACAAGCGAGAATGCTAGCGTGAAGGCAGGATATGAAGCTGTGAGGGAAGGATTGAATAAGGGAACTCTCTATATCAAACAGAACTCCGTTCTTGGTAAGCCTAGGACGATGCGATTTGAAGCGAGTTGGATGGACCCAGTTAGCGGATATAAGTACACGTTCGTGGCTAACAAGGCTCTCTATCTCGAAGACTGTACGAATGCAAGAGCCGAGATTATGCTGGATAGTCCTCCTACGGTATTGTGGAATCCTATCAAGCACGCTGCATCTAGAACTCTTACAGCGAAGATTATGGTCGGAGCAAAGGATAAGACGGCAGACGGCAAGACGAAGATTTGGTGGTATCGTATCTTGGATAACGGAACTAAGCAGCTTATCACTTCGGTTGATGATGCCGAGAATTACGAGATTACGGCAATGACCAAGGGCGCGAACGGGCAGATATCCTCTATTACCATCGACTGCGATATGATAGGCGAAGGTATCGGATATGAGTTAAGGGCTTGCTACATCTACAGCGGCAGCGTTCCTTCATCGCCCCGTGATGCCGATGCTCGAAAGGTTACGTACATCAACAGAACCATTCCGCCTCTCACAGCTCAGTTCATCGGTGACGGATTCGGACTCAACGAAGATGCGGCATCAGTTGTCTGTCAAGCAGTAGTCAGCGACAACAATGGAGTTATCGAACCATCGGTGTGGCAGAAAGTTCTGAGAGCTAAGTGGCAGAAGGTGACGTATGGAAAGAGTACGAACAACGGCGTAACTACAATGACGGAGAGTGTGGAGGTGTTAGGGTATGGAGAAACGTTCCAATGTCCTTTCGAAGCGAAGAAAAGCATCCGTCTCACCATCGAAGACCGAGGGGCTTACGAGCTGATTGTTGATGAGAACGGAAATGCCCTTGTGGATGAGAACGGAAAATACATCATATCAAGGGAGATTGACGAGAATAACGGATAATGTTGTCTAACTTTAAAAAAATAAAGAATTATGAAATACTACGTTAAGGTTACGAAGCAGGTTGCTGAGAAAATCATCAGAAGCGGAGTTCCGCTGACAATGACAAGTGACGGAAATTGCTTGCTCTACCAGAGCGAGTTGAATGGCGTTGATGGTGTGAACCTCAATGAGAGAGCAGCCAATGCCGGCGGCTCACTGGTAGCAGAGAGCGATGCCCTTGCGGAAATCAAGGGAACGACAGACACTCCTGCTTCCTGCTACACTCCAGTCGAGTTTGGCGGCGAGGGCGATACAAGAAACAATGACTATATCGGTTCGGATGGCGGTGATAACCCGTCTTTCGAGAATACAGACACTAAAGAAGAAAGCGAGGTAAGCGATGAGTAAAGCTACGGTAACAGGACAGATTGTCGTCACAAGCAATGGTACTACCTTGCACCCAATCCTACAATGTAATACTGGTGATATTTATCAGAATTATGATGGCAACCCAGCGTCACCATCCAACGTTGTGCCTAATTTCGAAGCGAGCGGTGCGACCAAGCCGAAGTTGGTTATGCAAGCTTACTCGGCAGAGCAGGGTGCAGGTAACTCGTTTGACCTTTCTAAAGGCACTCCGACTTGGATAGTATCAGGTGTAACGCTCGCATTCAATGCTTCCCACGTATCCACTACCGCATTCGGAGGTGTGACAGGGCATTTTACAGAAGGCTCTGATGCAAGCGGAAATCCAACGCTCACGGTCAATAAGAACCTTATTAATATTAATGGTGGTGATTCGTTCAACATCATCTGTAAGGTCAGCGTATCAATGTCCAACACAAGCGTTACGCTACAAGCAATGTACCCAGTTTACATAGCCGAGGGTGTGACTGATTCTAAGCGAGTGAACATTATCGCCACGTCAGACAAGAATCTCTTCACAATTACTGAGAAGGGTGGAACTTGCACTGTCAAGGCGCAGGTTACGGATGGTAATATGGTTACATCTACTGGATATACATTCATGTGGTATCTGCCAGATGCTAACAACGGCGAATGGGTACTCAAACAGAATAGCACTTCCGCTACATTCACCATCAACGAGACGGATGTGGATTCTTCCATCATTGTTAAGTGCGAGGCATACAAAGGTAATGACTTCTACGCTTCCGACACACAGACTATCAATGACGTGTCGGACGAGTATATTCTATATCCGAACCCTACGGACGGAAATGATAACCCTGTAGCTGAGAACTTCATTCAGAACTCAGGCGGAAAGATTGTCTATAAGCCGTATATGCGCAAGAGAGGTTCAACGGCTAATGAGACGGGAGTAACGTTTTCTATGTCTCTCTATTCCAATGCTGGCGTGCCTATCAACTCTGCTATCACGAAGTCGGGCAATACGTTCACGATTACCGAAGCTGGTACCAGAGAATATAAGGGTGCGGTGTATTCTATAACAGGAACTAAATAAGGTTGCTTATGGTAAAGATATTGGCATTGGTAACAGGCTCCATATCCTTTTCACAGAAGGGAGACAAGGGAGATAAGGGTGCGACTGGTCCACAAGGACCGCAGGGACCAGCTGGACCAACTGGACCAAGAGGAACGAAGGGTGCTCTGATGCGTGAGCATGACGGATTTGAATCGGGTGAGTACAAATACCTTTCGGGTTCGGGTGCAGAAGCGTATGTTGATGTTGTATGCATAAATAGAAAGTGGTATCAGTGTACAAGTACTTATACATCCTCCTCACCTAACGTGACTGACGGACACTGGTCGCTGATGAACAATTACACGTCAATAGCCACGCAGCTTCTCCTTGCCGAGAATGCTACCATCAATATGCTCGGAAGTAATCAGATTAACCTGTACACTCCATCAAATAGTGCGATGTTTGGATCGTTCAGAGTGGTTGAGGATGTTAACGACTGGAGTCTTTGGCTTGGTGGTAAGGATGGGAATTCTGCTTCCTTTGCTGTGACACGTGGTGGCGCAATAAAGGCTACAGCTGGAACTATTGGCTCTTTCACTATAAGGGAATTGAGGGGAGGTTATTACGACCTTTACGCTAACTACGGAGGAGTTATAAATTTCAGTGCACCATCGAGTATTTCGTTGAACTCGCGAGGTATATCTGTATCTACAGGCGTTCCGGGGAATGGGGCGCAGTTCTTCTTCGGCAATACCGAAGATACCGAAGGTACACCGTCTTGGACTAACGGAGCGTTGCGTATAATGTTAAATACACCAAAAGGTGCAAATACAGACCAAAGTGCTGCGTACATATCAGTTATTGGTATGTCTGGCTATACGGCAAAAGCTCTTGAACTGTCTGCGATGGGCGGCACGAAAAGCCACGCTATCGCTATAAACAACGGAGATGTAGCAGGTCTTAGACCATCTTTTGCTAATATAGCATCGAACTACACTCTTACTGAGTATGACCACACGATTGAATGCTACAATTCCTCGGTAATCACAATTACGCTGCCATCTTCTCCGAAATACGGGCAATGTTATACTGTCATCCAGCGAGGAGGTAGGGTGATTTTTTCGTCAAGCAAAGGTATCTACGATGCACGTTCCACCGTTACTGGCACGACTTGGAACTCAGATGCGAGAGGGCAGGTAAGTTGGATATGGTATAATGGTAGCCAGTGGATAGTAAGTTATGCAGTAAGTTAAAATAAGTTACATATGAAAATAAAATTAGAACATTTGGAAGTATTTATGACACTCTACAAGAATCAGTGTCAGGTAGTAAACGCACGCAAGCAGATTGCGAACATCATCTACTCGCAGGGTGCAGGTCTTGGATTGGCAGGACAGGCTCTTGCCGTGAAGATGTGGAACGGAAATGACGAGACCGAGTACACAGACGATGAAGTGAAAATCATCAAGGAACTCGTTGAGCGCACCACCGCCCCTTGCTTCATTGATGCGGTGAATGCTGCTATCAGCAATGCGGCATCGGCAGAAGAGTAAAATAAGTAATAACATCATTTTAAAGACATAATATTATGGCAATTAAAACAAGAAAAATCAGCGATTGGCTGTCTGTGAACGGGCAAGCCATCACCAATGCTTCAGCGGCTAGCATGAAGGCTTATCTGGAGCAGAATCTCCGTTCCTTGCAGGATGGCGTGTACATCGGCAAGATTCAGAAAGAGACGTGGGGTTCTTACATGAGATGCGAAGCGTGGCAAACAACAAGTATCGGCATTAGCAAAGCCGATGCGGATGCTGTTGTTGTTCAGCACGGCAGCACACGTATTGGTATTGCCTTAACAGAGCCTAGTGCTGCAATGAAATGGGGAAGCGTACAGAATGCTAGTTCTGTCGGACATCAGACATCAAGTGATTGGAGTCTCCTTGATGGTAAAACTAGAACAGCCGCTATTATGGCGAGCAGTTACTATAAGAATGATTCTCCTCAGACATACGCAGTCGCTTATTGTTACAGTTACTCGAAGTCACACGCAGGTGACCCTGGAGGAGACGTAAGCATTCCTGCAAAGTCATGGTATCTTCCTGCTACAGGAGAACTCGAAATTATCCGTTCTCATTTCGAGACCATCAATCTTGCCTTGCAGCGTATTAAGAACGCGGGTAAGCAGAATGCTGATTTGCTCCAGCGGACGGCTTACTGGTCGAGTGTTGAGTGTTCGGGCACGCATGCGTGGTATCTGAATTTCGTCAATGGCCATCGGGGCAGCGGCGGTAAGGTTGACAGTTCGTTTCGGGTTCGTCCTGTTACAGCATTTTAATCATTTTATCTCTTCACCTCTTTATCTCTTTCCGACCGCAGGTCGGTCAAGCAAGATTGGGAGGTGGGGAATTACGGACACATAAATAATAACAATATCACGAATAATTAGTGGCAATAAGCTAGAATATCTATGGCATTAGCGAAGGATTTACAGATATACAAGGATACTTTCGAGTTAGTCGATAAACTCACGGCTATGAAGGTTGGTTTTCCGAGAATGTATCGTTACGATTTAGGCGAGAAAATGACAAGCGTTGCTCTTGAACTTTTTGAGTACATTCAGTTAGCGAATATGTATGCCGATAACCGACATCAATACATGATGGGATTCCGAGTGAAATTCGAACTCCTTAAAACTATCCTTCGCCTTTGCTTCAAGAGAAAGCTATTCTCAGAGAAGCAAGCGGCAGATATTTGCAGACTAACAACCGTCATCGGTAGGCAGGCTACAGCTTGGGGAAATTCTAAGAAAGGTTAGTCCTGCTTAGAATAAAGCTAGAGTATAATTAGGTTAAAGCTTATTATAGAATGTGATTCTCCATAAATAATGGTCTCGCTGCTGTCAAGTCGCATCATCATTTGTTCGGTGTAGCGAAGCAGCTAAGATGTATAATAGAGAGCGAGAAAATAGCGGACGGCTTACTGGTCGAGTGTTGAGTGTTCGGGCACGAATGCGTGGAATCTGAATTTCGACAATGGCAATCGGAACAACAACGGTAAGGTTGACAATTCGAATCGGGTTCGTCCTGTTACAGCACTAGTTAGGAGAGTTAGGGAGATAATAGTAATGGTAAAGGCAGAATATATTATAGCAGCCTACGAAGACTGCCGTAAAGGTAAGGCATCATCACCAGATGCAATAAGGTTTGAAACATATCTGTTCGAGAATATAACGGACTTGGTTGAAAGGATAAACTCAAGGACTTACGAGCCGATGCCATCCATTACCTTTGTTGTCTCCCGACCTGTCTATCGAGAGGTTTTTGCTGCTAATTTTCGTGATAGAGTTATTCATCATTATATTGCCATACGATTAGAACCGCTATTCGAAGGAGTTTTTAGCGATAGAACATATAATTGTCGCTGCGGCAAGGGTCAGCTCTATGGAGTAAGGCAGCTTGCGGCAGATATCAAAGAATGCTCTGAGAACTTCACCAAGCCCTGTTGGTATCTGAAATGCGATATGAAAGGGTTCTTTATGAGCATTCCTAGAGAAGAGCTTGCAGACAAAGTGGATGCGTTCATTTTAGATAATTACAAAGGAGATGATATGGAAGACCTGCGCTACTTGTCTCGTGTTACGATAATGAATGACCCGACAAAGAACTGCATCAAACGCTCGTCTGAGGAAACTATGGCAAAAGTTCCACTGGGTAAAACGTTACGAGGAGCAAAGAAGAACCACGGTCTCCCTATCGGCAACCTTACGAGTCAGCACGATGCCAACTTCTGGCTCAATGATTTTGATTGGATGCTTGAGATAATTCTGCATATCTATTACCATGGCAGGTACGTGGATGATTTCTTCTTGATTCATCAAGATAAACGGGTGTTGTTAGCTTCTATCTCTAAGATAAGGAAATATCTTGCCAATATAGGCGTTACCTTGCATCCGAGGAAGATAGAACTGCAATCCGTATATAAGGGTATTAAGTTTACGGGTATGGTTGTGAAGCGTGATAGAATTTACGCTAGCAATCGTATGATAAGCAACTTCAAACAACTGGTGCATCACATGAACACATTGCCCGATAACTATACGGTAGAGGAATTGCAGCACTACGTTTGTTCTATCAACAGCTATCTAGGGTTAATGAAACATTGTGGCAGTTATGATATCAGAAAGAGCATTATGTTGGAAATGGATTTAAGATTCTATAAACACCTTTATATTAAAGGACATTATGAATGTGTCTGTATCAAGAATAAATACAAGAGAGATATAATTAATCGAAAGAAGCTAAAGAAACGTAGTAGCAAGGATTTCGATTTTCTAATTGATAATTACTATGAATCAGATAAAAAGAAGAACACTAGAGAGAATCCCGACCGAGAAGGAAATCAGCCTGCTTCTCGATGAAGGGGATGTGGTTGAGGTTTATATGAGAGACGGAGACTGAAGAAGAAGCACCATAACGCTTGCTTGGCATTATGGTGCTTTTTATTGTTAACACATACTTAACTTGCTTAGATGAGCACCTTCCAGAGAATACGTTTCTATTCCCATCGGAAGCCCATGAATCTTATTACCGATATACTGACAGTCAGCTATAGATATCATTTTCACAAAATCCGCCCTTGGCATAAGTATAACACGAAGGATTCTGTCTATTCCAGAATACTCTTTGATATAGTAGAATGCGACCGCTATTACCTCTCCGCTTTCTATCTGCTTGTATAGTTCGTAGGCGGCTGTATCTTCTTTTGGTTTGCATACGTATTTTGTATCAGTAACCACAACGGAAACATCACCTTTTGTGCCGATAGTATCTACGCAGACACCTCTATAAGTATCAAATCTTTTAATATCCATAATCTTAATGTTTTGATTTCTGCCGCAAAGATACAAAATTAATCTGAAATCGCAATGCTTCCGTTACTGAAAAATGAGAAAGAGGTAACGATAAAGCGGCAACAAAGCTTTCGGATTGTTATTTTTTATAAAGTTTAACACAAAAATCAATCAAAATTTAAGTTCTTTTCTTAAAAAATGTGTATCTTTGCGGCAGAAACTTAAAAATCAACAAAACAATGGTCTAAAAAAATAAGCTTATGAACAAAGAAGATGAAGAAAACCTATTAAAGTGGTTGCAAGACAAGGATGTCAGCGAGGTTATGTCCTTGCTGATGAAGCACGGAAATCGGTATAGCAGAAGGATTCTGAAATTCTTTCGCTGGTTCTGTAAGTACGTTCCAATCATAATTATGTGCTTTCACGCCTATGGAATGTGGGATTTTAGCAAGCATCCAGGAGAAATATTCATAACAAATAATGAGCATTTTCCCTGCTATTTATTCATCTACTTTATGATTTATATTTTGCCAATGGTTTTGATATTAGCAAGCAGGTTCTTCTATCTATGTTGGAGATACAGAATACCATTCTTCTATTTCTTCGGCATCAATGCTGCTCACATCGTTGAATGGAGTTGGTACACAACTCAAGATATGATTGATTCCTGCTTTACCGTAATGATAGTAACGGCAATGTTTTATTTATACGGATTTGCAGATATGTTTATTAGCAGAACTAGATTAGGACGTAAAAACTGCGCATAAAGGCGATTTCTGAGATTTTTTCGTAAAAACAAAGGTAATATGGGAAAGATATTGAATTATAAGATACTCGGTACGGCTTTGAAGTCGCTGAGTGATGCTTGCTTTAAGGCAGATGAGCAACTGCGAAATGGAGAGGAGGTCACCGCTTGCGGAATGAGCGATGATGACCTAGATAGATTGTGCGACATCATACCAGATATGCTAAACCCAATGATGAGCACTGAGGAAGTCAAAGAGAAACTGCACGTTTCTGATGCAACATTGAATAGAATGGTTGCAAGGGGTGACATTCCGAATGGCGAGTGCAAGAAGCGAGGACACACCCGATATTGGAAGAAGTGGGATATTCTGCACTTCATTAAAAGTAAGAGAGGTAAGTGATTGCCTCTCTTTTTTTTGTTATTTATGATATTACCTCATATCACTTTAAATCTCTGATAATCAGTCACTAAAAGAAAGTGTGATAGAGTTATATTTGCTCTACTCTATTCTTTGTACCTTTGCATCCGTAATCGATTACATAGTGTTAGTTAATATTAAGGATTTCAAAAGATTGTATTATGGAAATGACAGATGCAAAAGTAGTAGAGAAGAAAATCTACGAAGATGGTAAGAAGGAGTATGCCAGCAAGGGTTTGGCAGGAACAGCCCTCGGAATTGGCATCGGTGGCTTGGCTTTAGCTTTGCTCAACGGCAATGGTCGTGGTGTATTTGGTTCACTTGGTAATGGTATGCCAGATAATGTGAATATCAACACCTATGGTGGTATGACTGCAAGTAATACTGCTCCTACAGCCCTTGAGGTAATGGAGAAGGAATGCGCTGATGAGGTTAAGCTGCTTACCGACATGTTCGGTATGAAGCTCGACACCGCTAACAAGTTCTACGCTATGCGAGAGACAGACATCGCTGAGAAGTTCTCTATGTATAAGGGTGCTAACGATGCTATCAACGCCGAGAACCGCCGTGCAATGCAGGCTGAGTTCGGTCTTTACAAGTCTCAGATTGATGCAGACTTTGGTCTGTACAAGAATCAGAGAGACCAGTATGACGCACTACAGGCTAAGTATAGCGACCTTGACAAGAAGGTAGCCGTGATGGAAGCCCTCACTCCTTACAAGGAGAAGCTTATGATGGCTTACGTTAACGAGAAGACCTGCAATTGCTTGCGTGGTCAGTTGGTACTCCCATCTACGCCAGTAGTTTCGGGCTACGGCAGCTACGGATGTAACTGCACTGCTCCTTCCACTCCCACTACAGGAGCGTAACAGAGCAAGAAAGTCCGTAAAAAAGACTAAGAAAAAATGAGTTGGTGAGGGGTGTTTGCCCTCGTTGGTGGATGCCCTCTCACCTCTCTATAATATATCACCAACTTTAAAGATATTAATTTTTATGATGAATTTCGGGAACAGTCCATTATTGGATATGGGCACAAGTCAGCAGCAGCCGCAAATGATGGATGCCGAGCTACAGAAGATGTATGATGCAATACAGCAGAAGCGAGCATCTATCAACATGCAAGCACAGCAGTCTTCCACCCCTTTATGGGATGAGATTGATAAGATTGAAGACAATCTTACAGGCGCACAACGTCAGTACTTGATGCAGAATCAGGAATACGTCAATAGCTTGCAATATGTGTCTAAGCTAGTGCAAGACGAGGAATTGCGCATTATACGCCCTCGTATCGAAAGCACTCAGCAAGGACAGGAGGCATTAAAGAAACATTTGTCTTTGATGCAACGACTGAGAAAAGAAATAGCACAGGCGGAAGAGCAGAAAACCGCTATGCTTAACGACTATATGACAAATCATAGTGATAAAACGTGGCAAGAGTATCTCGCTATGGTTCAAGGGACAAAGAAGGGAGGAACTAAGAAATGAACGTAACAGAATTGAAAGAGAAACTGCTTACATCGCTTGATTTGTGGGCAGATGCTAGAATAGACGATATGGTTAAGGCTAACCAGATGCTCGCCATACCATCAGTGTACATGAAACGTGCGGCGCACAATATCATCGCCAAGCACAAGGATAGTTGGGGCAAGAGCATTGACAACGCTACCCTATTCATTGCCGATGAAGACGGTAACATAGATGCTGATACCATATTCTCAGACCTCATGCAGATGTTAGAGAATATAAGCAACTATGAGTTTGACCTTGGCTTTATCAAAGGTCGCATTGATGGCGGTGTCTTGTCTATTGATTTACCAGACAACATCATAACGACTATCCTCTTTGGTAGCAAGAAGAGTATCAGCTTCACCAAGGATGACTTTGAAGAGTTGAGAAGTCTGGTAACAGCAGAGTAATAATCATAAATATAAGAAGATATGGAAGCAAAAGAGATTATGAGCAAGTTTGATGAGCTGTACGGAATGATGGCTTCATCAACAAACGTAAAGTACATGCACGTATTCGGTAATACGATGCGCTGCATGATGCAGGATATGGCAGCCAAACACCCAGAGTTGGCGCAAGAGTATCTTGATAAGCTTTGCGCTATCAAGTGGAAGAACTATCTTACGAAGAAGGAAGCTTCAGAGATTGTAAACGGTATGAATCCACCAGTAACCTGGGATATGCAGACATGGCTCAATGCTATGACTGGTCTCGGACTTGCAACAGAGGAGAAACCTTATTACAACGATTACGCTTTGTACGTTGCGATGAACCAGGTTGTAAGCGACCACGGATGCACCATTGCTAAGATACTCGGCAAGGAAGATATTAAGGACATTGATACAGAACATCTGGTTAAGTATGCCCACAGCCTTGCACTCGACTTACTGAAAGACAAGGATGGTGTGTACGACATCAGAGAGTATTTTCTGAAGTAACATCAAAAATATACGGTTATGAAAAAGGTATTCGAAGACATTATAGCTAGCAATGACATGCAGGCTATCAAGAACTGTGTTACGATCATGGCAGATTGTTGCGAAGTTGGAATGAATGACAGCGTAATGCTTGATATGATTAAGCAGGTCAAGGGAGAGATTGGTGCGTGTCATTATGACGAAGAAATGGCAGATATGCACCTTTGTCTCATTGAGCAGCTTCATACTAAAGACGTTGCCAAAGACTATTGGCACGAAGTCAAGAACGACAACATTACCATTAATGATTGGTGCGTTTTGTGGGGTGAAATGGTAAAACGCAACGCCGGAAAGATCAAGAAGTGGTTCCCGAAAATCAACACGCTTGATTTCGAGAGAAAGATTTTCGACGAATGCGTTTCTTTCCTGGAAAACGGCGGAATGCCATATTATGATCTGAATATCTGATTTTTTCGTTATTCTGAATGAAGTTTCGTTTTTTTTTGCTATCTTTGCAGAAAGAGACCGAAACTTTATTTTTATTAATTATTCAGGATAACAGATTATGACAGATTTATTAGATTCATCACAGATTCGGCAGATAGGTGTAACTATATTTTCAGCTATACTTGCCTTTGCCACGCCGACTGAAGGATTCGTCTTGGCGTTGGTTATTGCTTTCGGCTTCAATATCTTCTGCGGTATGCGAGCTGACGGTGTGAGTGTTGTACGATGCAAGAACTTTTCTGCATCAAAGTTCAAGAACGCAATTCTTGAAATGCTTCTCTATGTATCCATTGTTTATGTGATCTATGGCATCATGCTAGGCTGTAATGATGGAACAGAAGCATTATTCGTTATCAAGATGCTTACATACATATTCTGCTATGTATATATATGCAATGCGTTCAAGAACCTCATTAAAGCATACCCTAAGAACATCTCATTCCGGGTTATTTACTATATTCTGAGATTCGAGTTCGCAAAGGCGCTGCCTAGCTACTGGAAGCCGATTATTGACAGACTCAACAATGAGTTTGATAAAAAAGAGGAGGAAAACAAAAATGGAAGTACTAATTGATAGGGCTTGGAAAAAGGATGGCTATACTATTAGCCGTCTGTACGTGAATGGCAAATTGTTCGGATGCAATACTCTTGAAGATACAGACAGAGGATTGAATCAGAAAATGGATTTGGACGAAATCAAAAACAAAAAGGTATATGGGCAGACTGCAATACCAATCGGCAGCTATGAATGTGTATATACCTACTCTAACAGATTCAAGAAGATGCTCCCATTATTAAAGGATGTGCCAGGGTTCGATGGCATCCGTATTCATTCCGGTAACTCTGCAAAAGACACAGAGGGATGCATCTTGGTTGGATTAAATCTCAAAAAGGGAATGGTATTGAATAGTAGAGAATGGACTAACAAGTTAGTTTCTAAAATGAAAGAGGCTTGGAATCGAAAAGAGCGAGTAATAATTGTAATAAAATGATAGAATTACCAAATTATAATACACAAGAATGGCTAATAAATAAGTCATTTATCGGAGAAATTTGGAAAGACATTCCAGATTACGATGGGTTATACCAAGTATCAAATCTTGGTCGTGTTCGTTCTCTAGATAGGACTGTTAAGTCTTCCTATGGGGCGGTACAAAATATAAAAGGCAAGATAATTAAGTATAAAAATAGTAGAGGGTATGCGTGCGTGTCATTAAGTAAAAATGGCATTGTAAAATATATGCGTGTCCATAGATTAGTAGCGTTGGCATTTATTCCAAATCCACACAATTATCCTCAAATAAACCACAAAGATTGCAACCCTTACAATAATCAATCGGAAAATTTGGAATGGTGTACACAGGAGTATAACAATAATTACGGAAGCCACAACATAAAGCTTTCAGCATCAAGGAAAATGCTGTACAAAAATGAAGATTTTAGGAGAAAGTGCAGTGTTTCATTTAAAAATAAATGGAAAAATCCTACGCAACCCATGATTTCTGTTCTAAAAGATATGATAAAGAAGAACTGCAAAAGAGTACAGCAAATTAATGTTGACGGAGTTGTTGTAGCTGTATATAATTCAACAAAAGATGCTTTTGAATCAACTGGTATTTTAGCCCAAAATATAGGACAAGTTTGTCTTGGGAGACAGAAAACGGCAGGAGGTTTTATTTGGAAGTATGTATAAATTTTATAGTATATGAATTTGAAGTTTAATTGGTGGAAATGGCTAGTGATATGCAGCATTTCAATGCTGATTCTATCAATGTTCTGTAGATGCACTACTACTAAGTATGTTCCTGTTACAGAATACAAAGATAGGGTCGTAGTAAAGACGGATTCTTTGTTGAAGACTGATTCCGTCTATGTGCATGATAGCGTATCTGTTTATATTAGAGGTGATACAGTCTTCAAGGACAAGTACCATCTTCAATATAAAGACAGATACATTGTAAGAAACAAATCAGATACCTTGATTGTACGAGATTCGATTCCATATAAAGTTGAGGTTGGCAAGCAACTATCAAAGACTGACAGAGCTTTCTTGAATATAGGTAAGATAGCATCAGTTTGTCTTTTTATAGGCATTCTCGCATTTTTAGGTTGGATATACTGGAAGTTAAAACTACATAAACGTTCTTAGTTTTTTCTTATGTTTTTATTTGGTTATTGATTTATAAACAAAAGGGGGTGACCGCACGCGATGTGTAGCCACCCATAAACATATAGATAATGCACAGAAATTCAATCTTCTTCAGCTTGCAGGAACTTAATACTATACTCCGTTTCGTAGTGTTTCTTCTGCTCGTCGGTCAGCATTCTTGTTTCGCTGTCGAAGAACAGGGTAAGCAGCTCTCCATAATCCTTGTCGTAAAAGTAGTTATACTTTCGGCAAAGATAATTTCTGGCATTCATACACTTGCCGGAAACTGTCTTAAACTTACGCTTTGTCTTCTGTGGCAAACCGCTGGCTGCTCTCAGCTTCTCAACGGCAAGAACCCTTCTCAGTGTTTCCTGTCTCTTTCTGTTAGCCTCATCGGTACGTGTACGATCAGCACTCTCCTTCCGTATTCGTTTTGTAGTCTCATCTGTATGCTTGACCCCAAGCCTCCTCGCCAGGTTGTTGACCGATGCCTTTGTTATACCGAGAATCTTCCCTACCTCTGTGGCAGAAAGATCTGGATAGAGATTACGAATAGCCTGATTCCTCACCTCGTTCGTTTCCCTCTTCCTTTGTATAAAGGAGTCCCCATGCAGCTTATGTAGCCACCAGTAGATTGTCTGTATGGTGCATCCGAATGACTTCGCCAATTTGCTTGGCGACTCACACGGATGTTCCTTTATGTAATTTTTCTGTTCGTCTGTAAGTACGTTCATAGGCTACTTTTTATCAGAAGAACCGTAGCCGTTATCGCCACGTTCTGTTTTGTTTAATTCATCCGTCTCTATAAACATGATGTTGTCACTTGTTTCTAGGTGGAATTGCACGATTTTATCACCAACCTTGTATCGCGGCATATTTGGCATAACGTGATAGAATACGGCAGAAATCTCTCCAGTATATGAGTCATCAACAGTGCCTTCACAGTTACTGAGAATCATACCTGTCTTCCATACGGAAGAACGAGGACGGAATGTAAAGCATCTTGAAATACCGGCAGGCTTATTACGATCTTCAATCTGCAAAGCAAATCCAAGACCGTACTTCCATACATTAGGCTCAACCTCTTCTTCTGATACGGCATAGCAGTCATAGCAGAAATCATCATCGTGCGCCTTGGTTGGCATAATAGCGTTCTCGTTGGTCTTTTTGAATAAGACAGGCACACCAACAACCTCGGTGAATCTATCAATCTCCACACCATCAACGTTCACCTTTCCGTAGAACATACCAGCAGGACGAGTCCAAACCTTGTGCTCCCCATAGAGAGCCTGATAAACAACTTCTTTCTCCTGAGTTTCACTATTAGTGACCTCAGTAATAAATCTGTAATAACCTCCTTTAAAATGTCTGTAAATCTTTTCCATTTTAATATTTAAAGTTTAAAATTCATGTTCATCACATACTTGGTCGCAAGATGATTCGTGCTCGTTATTGCTGCACCATCCTACGCCGTAAACGTCTTCGTTATCAAACCAAAGACAGTTACCACAACATTTTTCTTCTTTTTCCATATTACTGATGTTTTATCACTTCCAAATACTTCAACTTTGCGAATCGGTATGAGTGATATATGTCACAAAGATTTTTCACTTTTGAAGTAAAGCACAGAATGCAGCCTGTATAATCATCAAATCCTAAGATAATATACTTTTCCTCTACATAACCTGCTACGTATGCCCCAATGTCCTTACCTTTATAAAGAACAGGCTCTCCACAATGCGCATTAAAAAATTCTTTATTTGTCATACGCTATTTGAATTTAACGATAAAAAACTCGGTATCAAGCCACTTGTCGGGGCATAAGCCTTTCTTTGGCTTGCCGATGGTGATACTCTCAATCTCCTTCTCAACTCTCGGCTTGTCGTTTCCGTAGCCGTTGATGAAGAGAACGTGGGTGTAAGGACGATAAAGCACCTTTCCACAATATGTTTCTGCCGCCACATCATAAGCTACTTCACAGTTAGTCGTCAGACGTTTAATCCAATAAGGTTTTATCTCCCGATACTCCTCTGTCTTCTCACCTGATACGATTTTATTGAACCATTGCTTGCTGACGGTGAGGGTCAATACTTTCTTTTTCATTTATTCTTTCCTTTTAATCGTTGTTTCGCGGCATTTACACAGTCGCTCAGGGAACAGTTTAATAATTCTACACTTCTTCTAATTTCTTTAGCTTGAAAAGGAGTAATACGAACAGACTTTTCTAATCTGTTCTTTAAATTATTAGATTCCCATTTTACAAGTTTTCT